AAACACATGGAACTGTATGCCATAACTGTCAAGGAACTGGTAAATACACTTACATGAAAAAAGATGGCACGCCTAGTAATGTAAAAAGAAAATGCAAAACTTGTAATGAAAAAGGTTTACTATTTACTAATAAAAATGAAAGAGCGGGTTTACGATTAAAGCCTAGAAACTCTATTGATTGTTCTGCTATGGGATTTAAAACTGACAAAGAAGTTTTAGAAAGTCATTTGACATCTACTAAAGGAGTAGAGCATGAATTTTTAATTAAGTATGTACGCTATTCTGCTATAAGAACGTATCTACGAACTTTTGTTGATGGTATGCAGAAAGCAATAAGCAAAGATGGTATGGTACATCCGCAATTTATGCAGTGTGTAACAAGCACAGGTAGACTATCATCTCGTAATCCAAACTTCCAAAACATGCCTAGGGGTAATACTTTTCCTGTTAGAGAGTGTATTACATCAAGGTGGGAAGGTGGTAAAATACTAGAAGGTGATTACTCTCAATTAGAATTTAGAGTTGCAGGATTTTTAGCTAATGACAAACAAGTATTTAAAGATGTAAGAAATGAAGTAGATGTTCATAGCTACACAGCAAGAATTTTAGGCGTTTCTCGACAAAAAGCAAAGTCTGATACTTTTAAACCTTTATACGGCGGTATATTAGGTACTCCAAAACAGATGCAATACTATCGTGCTTTTAAATCTAAGTATGATGGTATTACTAGGTGGCATAAAGAGTTACAGAATGAGGCACTAATTACTAATAAAATTAGATTGCCAAGTGGCAGACAATACTTTTTTGCTAATGTAGAAAGATTGAGAAGTGGTAGTGTTACTAACTCTACAGCTATAAAAAACTATCCAGTTCAAGGTTTTGCTACGGCTGATTTACTTCCTATTGCTTTAATTAACTTAAAAAAGTTGTTGACAAATCGTAAACTAAAAACTATTATCTGCAATACAGTACATGATAGTGTCGTTTTGGATGTTTATCCGGGCGAAGAAAAACAAGCTATCACAACTTTAAAAGATGCTATGATGTCTTTATCAGATGAGTGCATAAAGCGTTATGGTTTTAAATATACAATGCCAGTTGGTATCGAGCTTAAACTAGGTAATGATTGGCTAAATATGGAGGAGGTTTATAAAACCAATGGTTGAAAATACAGAAACACAAGCATTGTCGGTCACTACTAATTTTGACAATTTAAGTGACGCTGACTTAATGCGTTTAACTGGACAGACAGATGGTGGTGGGCCATCGGGTTCGGTTTTGTCAAGACTATCAATAAATTACGACACGGAAGATGAGAATGAAAATCCGTTGCCTAGAGGGCATTTTGCTTTAAAACTTGATGGTGAAAATATTTATTCTAAAAATGTAAAGTTTAGACCTTTTATTAGGTTATACGCTTACAGTTATTGGGATAACTCTTCACAAGAATTTACATCTAGTGTTCAAATGCCGTCATTAGGAGACCAATTTGCAGACTCTTCTGGTTCGTATAAATGTGGAAAGTTATCTAGAGAGCAAGTAGAAAGCTTAAAAGATGATGACCCACAGCGTGTGATACAAAGTTCTATTAAATGTAATCAAGTTTTATATGGTGTAGCAAGTATGGAAGGTAAAAAATCTGATGGTAAAGAAGCCAAGATTGATGAAGTTCCATGTGTTTACTACGCAAAAGGTACAAACTATGTTCCATTTAGTACAACGCTTGCTAGTTTAGCAAAACAAAATAAACCTATGATAAGGACAAATCTTTTGTTATCTACCAATAAACAAAAGTCTGGGGGTAATTCATACTTTTCAGTAAATGCCAAAATAGGTGATTCAGTAGACTCTCTATCTGATAAAGATAAAGAGTTATTAAAAGAATTTTCGGTTGCGATAAAATCCGTAAACGAAAGTGTCATGGAGAAACATAAAACTGCTGTTAAACAAAAAACAAAAGATGGCGACCACTCCCTAGCTATTGAGTTAGACGGGTAATAGCGTGTTATATACTCTAATAGAGAATTTTCTCTATGATGCAGTTCGGGGGGAAGGAAAACTTCCCCCTGAAATTATTAAAGAATTTGGTAAATCCTGTGAAAAAGCTTTAGAAAAACAATTTAATGAAAAGATGGATTGGCGTATGCGTATGTCCGGTCTAGGCAAGCCTTTATGCCAACAACAATTAGAAAAAAAAGGTAAAGAAAAAGAATTACAATACAATACTATAATTAAATTTCTTATGGGAGATTTACTTGAAGCAGTTGCAATAGCTGTTATGAAGGGTGCAGGTATAGATATTGAAAAAATACAAGAACCTGTAAAATTAAAAATAGGTGGTATAGAATTACAAGGAACATACGATGTTAAAATAGATGGTAAGGTCTGGGATATAAAATCTGCTAGTCCTGCTAGCTTTATGAGTAAGTTTGGTCAGTATGGTAGTTACAATAAAATAAAAGATAATGACCCTTTTGGGTATATAATGCAAGGTCATCTTTATGGAGAGGCAGATAATTCTGATTTTGGAGGGTGGATAGCAGTAAATAAAGTTACAGGAGAGTTTGCTGTATGTGAGGCACCAGAAAATCAAAAAGAAGATAGAGAAGAAATGGTGAAAACTGCCAGTGAAACTATAAAAACTTTAAAATCAAACAAGAAATTTGAAAAGTTATATAATGATATACCAGAGACTTATGTTCCTAAATCTGGTAAAAATAAAGGAATAAGAATAGAAACTGGAAATACCCTATTAGAAGGTATATGTGGTTATTGTGATTTTAGAAAACACTGTTGGCCAAAAGCAACTTTAAATGAAAAGGTTACATCTAAAGCTAAATCAAAGCCATTGGTTTGGTATAATAAATTAAAAAATACAGAGGTTAAAAATTTATGAATGTACTATGGTTATCAGCACCCTATAGAAAAGATGATATAATGTCTAATAAAGACGCTGTTTGGGTATATACAGAAAACGAAGAACAAAAAGGCGGGGGTGAAGTTACTGAGTTTATGAGGTCAACAGAAAATTGTCATCCGTTAATGGTAAGACAGCACTATGGTAGTGATGGTTTTTATAAGGAAGATAACATACTTAGAACTACGCAAGTAATGGAAAGATATTTTAATTCTTTGTTTATAAAAATAAAAACAGGTAAATTAGCTATACTACCTACAATAGAAATAAATGAAGCACTAATAGAATTAGAAAAAAACGCACCTAGTTTACACTCTGTTTTTGTAAAAAATATTGAAATTACAAATAGATATAGAACAAAAAGTTTAATATGAAAAGAAAAGGATTTCGTTCTGAGTTTGAAAGGGGCTTTGCTCACTGGCTAATAAAGAACAATATTAAGTATGATTATGAAAAATTTTTTATAGAGTATCAACCTAAAGTAAAAAAATATACTCCAGATTTTTATCTTTCAAAACAAGATATATACATAGAGACAAAAGGATTTTTTGATTTAGCAGATAGACAAAAACATTTATTAATTAGAGAACAAAATCCAAATATTGATATTAGATTTTTATTTGTAAATGCTAATAATAAACTTAACAAATCGAGTAAAACAACTTATGGTCAATGGTGTGATAAGCATAAAATACTCTGGGCAGAGAAAAGGATACCTAACGAATGGCTGATATAAATACTTTAGCAAACGAAACTGAAAAGTTATCTTTATTACCAGATAGATTTTATCTAATACTTAAACCTAGAGGTGATGGTAGTTTTGATGTTTCCGCTTATGATACTACTCATCCTGCTAAACCAGTTGATGCTACGTTTTATGTACTAAAAGGCATAATGGAAACTTTAGAAATTGATTTAGATAGATTAGTACAGCTAGGGCAAATGGCTGTAATAGATAAAGTTGTAGAACTTCAAGGCAATGGTAAATCTCCAACTACTGAATTATTAGATTCAGATGTAGAACAAATAGACATAGGTAAAAAACATTGAGTAAAATAGAACCTAATAGTGGTAAAACTATAAAGCAATTAAAAACACATGATTTTTCTGTAACTAAATTTAATAAAGATTT